ATCAGCTTCCCGAACGCCCCCTTGAAACCGCCATCCTTCTTCTCAGGCTTAGCGAACCGTGTAATCGGCGTCCCGCCGATAGTCGGTGTGGTACGCGTCGTGTGCTTGATCGGTTCCGACTGAACAAACGACTGCGGCGTTACACGCCCAAACGACCCTGGTGTGACCGCTCCACCCTGAATGACATCGAGGATGCGTCTGCGGTCTGACTCCGCCACAGCTAACCGCCCTGGGCGGCGAGGAAGTTGCTCCAACTGTCGTCTTCCATAGCCGCAAACATCCCTTGGAGGTTGGCTGCTGTCTCGGCAGGGAGGTACTGCGCCATGTTGTCCAAAGTCGCGCCTTCGCCAGTCTCCTGCTGCCACGCCGTGCCTGCCGCCAACTCTTCAGCAGACAACTGATCGCCATAAATGGGTGTCAAAACCTGCCCCGTCAACATCGGGTTCGTAGCCGCAGACTGAGTCAAATACGGCAACCCGTCTGCTGAAACACCACCCACATCGACATAGAACATGTTGCCTGCATCATCCTGCATCTGCATCAGATTCACATCCGACGCCAAATCCGTGCCCGCACCAGGCCCAATCAGATGCTCCTCGATGTACCACTTGCGGTCCACGGGGATGTCAATCCCGTTGATGGTGACATTTATGAACTCTTCAGCCAGGCGCGCCTCGTTCGCAAGGATACTTTCGGCCCTGGCGATCTCCGTTCCTGTCTCCGCCTCGTCCACGCCGGCCTCCGCAGCGAGCCTGGCAAGCAACGCTGCATTCTTCCGATCCAGTTCATTCTCACTCGACTGCCACGACTGCTGCGCCGCAGCCGCATCAGCAATAATCCGCTGCTCCTGCGCCCGCTCCATAGACCGACGCTGCTCACCACGCTCCCGCTCCAACGCAGCGTTGTACTCATTGCGGGTCGTGATCTTCGCCAACTCGCCCTGATCAAACAAATCGGTGCGCTTCCCGAAGATCGCCTCCTTCGACGCCTGCAACCGAGTCATCTCCTCAAGATTGATCTCACCCAAAGCCGCAGCCTTAGCAATATCCGTATCAGCCTGAGCATCAAACTTGGCCAACGCCGCCGTGTCACGCCGCGTCGCAATACTCTCCTCCAACTGGGAACGCATCGAGAACAGATTGTCCTCCAAAGCCCTCCCAGCCGCCGAATAAATCTCCCGACCCCGCATCTGCCGATCAATGGCCTGCGCCGCCGAAGCATCCCGCAAACGGTTCTGCAAAGTTTCCATCGACAGTTCCTGCGAAGTGAGCAAAGCCTGCGTTTCAGCCCCAGGTGCCGCCGTGTAGGCAGCAGGTTCAATGCCCTTCGCCCTCAACGTCGCCTCCGCAGCATCAATGCGGCTCTGCATACCCTCTCTTGCCCCTGAGAAACGTGCCGCCAGCTGTTCCGCCATGGCGGCCTCCTGGCCGACACGCCCCGATTCCATCGCACCCATCTGCTGGATCAAGCCAGCCTCATCGGCCGCCAGCTGGGCGCCGCGCGTCGCACCAAGCTCCGACAAACGGCCCGCACCGCGAAGCCCCTCAGCGGTCAACTGGCCCGACACCATCTGATGCCGCAAATCGTTGCGGGCCTGCTGCAAACCGGCAATCTCCTGGGTGACACGCCTCTGCTCCGAAGCGTCACCCGAAATGCCACCAGCCTGCATCGTTTCCAACTCAGTGTACTTCGTCAACAACTGCTGCTCACGGCTGTTCAACGCCCCGATTGTCTCGTTGTACGCCCTCGCAGCCTCATCAGTGCCCGTGGAATAATACTGCTGCGCTGCGGCCTCAGCGGCCGACGCTGCCGCCGCACCCTGCGCCTTGATCTCATCGGCATAAGCCCTGCCAAGCTCACCCGACGCCATGGCACCCGCAGCACCAACGTCGTACATTTCACCAGCGGCTGTCCGCATATCCCCGTACAGTTTGCTGTACAGGTCATCAAGAGTGGACGGTGCGCCTCCACGACTCGCCAGGCCCGCCCCAAGCGGATCCGCACCCATGGCGCCACCGAAGCCCCCAGCGCCAGCGCCAAATGCTCCAGCGCCTTGACCGGCCCCGCCGCCACCAAGACCACCGGCGGAACCCCCTGCGCCACCACTGTTGGCGATGATCTGCGCTATCACAGCCTGAAGCTGTGCATCAGCGCCCTGGGCGCCGCCGCCCTGGCTCCACGCCGGCTTCGACGGATCAAACAAGTAATCGGTGACACGGCCACCAAACTCCCCAACCTGACCTGGAACGCCTTGCGCCCAGTCCATTGCCGCACCAGCACCGCCTACACCTGCTTCCAGCCAGTCATCCACCCTTGACCCCTCAGGGGCGACATCACGAATAAACGCTGGGACAGCTTCAAGAATATCGCTGATGTCATCACCCAGATTGTTTTCAAGATAAGGAATCGCCACATCCCTCATCCACGGCCATGCTTCTTCGCTAGTGAAATCGGCGATCTCCAAACCTGCCGGCTTCAAATAGTTTTCATACAGCGGAGTAATGATGTCCTGATAGACATCCTCGACAGCGAAATCTGCAATGTCGATACCGGCTGGCTTCAGCACGTTCTCATAGAACGGCTGAATGGCCTCACCCCACGCATCATCAACAGCCCATTCCTTGACGCCACCGTAAAGGTTCTGAACGTCGCCGGCAAAGTCCTGCTGGAAATACGGGATGGCCTGCTGCGTTGTGAAGTCCATCATCTGGTTCCCCAACGCGTCTAGTTGTCCCCAACCAGCCCGACCCAGATCGGCGGCCTGACCGCCCAGATTCGTTAGCTGGCTGCCACCCCACTTGGCGACATTCTCTCCCTGTGCCCGCAGATAGTCCTGCAAGTCCCCCAACTGACTTAGCCCAGCCTGACCCCATTCGCCAGCCTGGTTTAGCCCAGCCTGACCCAGATTGCCGGCCTGACCGGCAAGATACCGCAGAGCATCCATGCTCAGGTTGCCCACCTGACCTGGGATGCCCTTAACGTCATCAACGAACTGGTTGATCCCCGACCGGCCCCAATCCTCAACCTGACCCAACGCGCCAGTGATGTCCGCACCAAACTGGTTGAGTCCCGACCGTAGACCCCAGTTGTTGTAAATGTTGCCACCGAGATCGCCGAGGAGTTCCAAGCCCTCCCGCCCCATATAGCGAGTGAAGTCGCTCTGGCCCAACTGCTCGGCCCATCCACCAGCGAAGTCGCCGATGGCTCCGCTGAGGTCGCCTTCGAGGAGTTCCTGCCCCGCCTGATATGCGGGTTCGGCCAGCCAGCGTGCGCCTTCTTCGACGCCGCCGAGAATGTTGCGGCCCGTACCGCCCTCACCGAAGAAGCCGGTGAACCAGTCTTCCTGAGCCTGCATATCAGAGGTGTCGCGGCCCCAACCGCGTGGATCGTACCAACTGTATTCCTGTTGCAAGCCCGACACCATGGCAGCCAGCTCATCCTGGGACGGACCCGCCCCGCGACCACCCATCGGGTCGAATCCAGCCAATACCCCAGCGGCACCTGGCCCATACCCGTATCCACCTGCCGGCGGAGCAAATCCAGTCAGCGGACCCGTCGCACCTGGCCCGAACCCGCCTGGTGCCGGCGCAGGAGCTTGAGGCCACCAGTCGTTAGGCCAAGTCTCAGCGTTGGCTGGATCAGGCCACCAGTCATCAGGCCATGTATTGGGATCAGCGGTGGCACCCGCAGGAGTGGCCGCGACGGGTGCTGGTTTCGCCACATCGGCAGCGTTGGGAAACCCCGTAGCCGCACCCTTGACAAGATCCCATGCGTCGCCAGCGACTCCGCCGTAGTAGTCGAGATAGTCGAGAGAACCCATTAGAAAATCTCTCGAATCTGCGAAGCCAACTGCGCCCGACGCTCCGCCCATTAGAAAATCTCTCGAATCTGCGAAGCCAACTGCGCCCGACGCTCCGCACCAGACAACGCATCATTCAAACCACTCTGAGCAAACTGGCGCTCCGCACCAAACTGCTGCGCCGCCAACTGATTCAACGCATCCTGCATACTCAACTCGGTACGCCCAGCACGACGCAACTCATCGGCATAAGAACGCCCCAAAGCCCGCTGGAACTGCCCCGAATCGAGCATCCCCCTACGATTCAACTGCCCAGGGATACCACGCCGCATATCAGCAAACTGGCGTCCCAAATCATCCAACGACACCGCCCTCTGACGTTGCACAGAATCCCGCTGATAACCCACACCACCCAACGCCGACTGCAAATCAGCGAAACGCTGACCGCTGGTACCCCCCCCGAATGTAGGCGTCGCAAAGTTATTGAACGAAGGCGATGCCTGACCACTCAACCCCCCATAGGTGGCGGACATGGTGTTGGCACGCGTCGGATACGGGTCTTCAGACCTGCCCGTCATCGCGTAGTTGACCGCCATCTGCTACCTGCGTGCTTGAGGAACGGGCATGTTGGCCTGTGGCGCCGGCCGTTGGCCGCCGCCTCCGCTCAAGGCCCGTACAAGGTCTTCGATCTTCACCACGGGTGGCCTGCCGCCACCCATCGGTGGCCGTCCCATCGGTGGCCGTCCCATCGGTGGCCTGCCGCCCCCCATCGGAGGACGCTGACCGCCCCGCTGGGGGCCACCCATCGGTGGCCGTCCCATCGGTGGCCTGCCGCCACCCATCGGAGGACGCTGGGGCGCCCCACCACCCTGACCACCGAAGAACTGCGCCATCAGCAACTCCAACAACTCGGGAGGTATCTGCCCCCCTGGCAACAGTCGCTTTATCCGATCAAAGTAAGGCACGTTGCCAGCTCCCGCCGGCCCCTGCCGCCCCAGATCCTTGAACGGCAAATCGGGAATGTTGTACCGCTGCTGCTGGCCGAAACCTCGCTGCCCTGGATCCATCGCCATCAGCCAAACACCTGACCCGCCAACTGCAACGTCGCAGTCTCCACATTCACATTCACAGTCACCGTCCCAGAAGTACCACCACCACTAATGGCGGTGCCCGCCGTCACACCAGTGATGTCGCCCGTAGTAGGAGCCGACCAGATCAGACCGCTCGCTGTAGTTGAATCGGCAGTAAGAACATATGTGTTCGTGCCCGCTGTCAGCTTCGTTGCCGTATCGGCCCCCGTACCAACGATCAGGTCGCCCAGAGCGTCCGTATCGACAGTCAACGTCACGGCACCCGTGCTGCCGCCACCAGCCAGGCCCGACCCCGCAGTGACATCGGTGATGTCGCCGGTCGGAACCTGATCTACGACCCTTTGCGAAATCCGATTGAGTCCCATTCCTAGGCTCCAAAGTAGGTGACGAAAATGGTGGAACTAGAACTGATACGAATGAACTTGACAACAGTCAAGTCATCATTCACCAGTTCCATCGTGCTGTACGGGTTCAGATAGTGCCCGACAGATGATGTGGGGGTACCCCACCTCACCCTGATCGGCTCAGCACCGTTCGTGATCATCGCAGCGACAGCATTCGTGGCGATGGACGCCAACCCGATTGCTGTCCCAGCGACAGTCAACGACTCGTCACCCAGTTTGCGCCCCATCTCTGAAGCTGCTCGTCTAATAGCCATGTTTGCTCCTACGGCTCCAGGGCCGTTACGCGTGTCTCGAGGTCGTCGAGCTTCTCTTGGATCTTGCGAAGTTCGTACTCAATAGATGGGGCGTTTGGTCCCACGAACCTGTGGGTCGGCTTGTAAACGACAGTCGGCATCAGTCCTCCACCCGCCAATCATCATCAATCATGTCGCCCAAATCATCCAACGCCACACTCAAATAGTTGACCGTGACCTGCAAATCCTCCAAATCGACAGAACGCGCATACGCGTTCATGTCCATCGTCTGCTCAATAGAAGACACCGTTGCCTCCAAATGGTCGATGCGTGCCACCAGACGTGCAGACGACCAAGTAACCGTACCGACTATTGCTGCTACAGACAGAATCAGACCTAATGCGACGGTTGGGATTTTGACTTGGCGGATATCGGTCGGCTGATCCATTACTAGAGGGCGGCGAGCCTTGCCGCTTCCTCAGCATCCACGATGACCTGTGTCGGGGGATCGTTAGGCCACACAACCTCAGACACACGGCTATACACCGCAGGCAGATCCCGCAACGACTGACGGTACGCAGCCCACTCCACAGCGGTGTGGTCACCTAATGCGGCGTCACCCAACTGTGTCCAGTCTGCTGCTGCCAGCATCCCGTCACGCTGGCCTCTGACCATGTTCATGTCCAGATCGGCAGCCTCAGCCCGAGCCGTCAGTTCTGCTTCTTCTTCTGCTGTCAGGTCGTAGTAGACCCCGTTGACAACCTTCTGTCTAGCCATAACTATGCTCCTGTTACTCCATATAGGGTGAACGT